CCTTGACCAGTATCAGCCGCAGTATGCGCTGATTTCCGACTCAGTCATGAATGAGGTTTCCTACGACATGCTTTCTCTGCTTGCAGAGAAAAACATCACCTACTACAGAACCGCCGACGCGTATGTCTGCATCACTTCCAACGGCAAACGGCTGGAGGCGGCACAATATTAACCATACCTGAAATACTTCGGGGTTGCTGCAAGTTGAAAACTTACGGCAGCCCCGTTTTTCTTCACATCTGACGGCGAATCCGTGCAAGTGCACCTTTTTCCAGACGCGATACCTGCGCCTGCGAGATGCCGATCTGTTCGGCAATTTCCATCTGCGTTTTGTTGGCAAAAAAACGAAGTGCAATGATGCGGCGTTCCCGCTCGCCAAGCGATTTCATCGCTTCACGCAGCGCAATGTTTTCCAGCCACACATCACCGGAATTCTCGCTGTCGCTGATCTCATCCATCACGTATACAGACTCCACACCGTCGGAGTAAACCGGTTCATACAGAGAGATCGGCTCGATGATCGCTTCCATCGCCCGACTGACCTGTACAGGGGATTCTCCGAGGACGGCGGCAACCTCCTCAACAGTTGCTTCCCGACCGTGTTCCTTTGTCAGCCGGTCCCGCGTTTGCAATGCACGATAGGCAAGATCTCTCGTTCCGCGGCTGACGCGGATGCTGTTGTTATCCCTCAGATACCTGCGAATCTCGCCGATGATCATCGGAATGACTATCATATGTCGAAATTTTTATACTTTGTAAACTCTATCGATTTTTTCCTTATTAATCACAATCTTTTCAATAAGTGCGCGAATGGCTGATATGCGCTCTTCATTTGTCATTATATCCCAAACGTCTCTTAGCCCCCTGAATTGTTGTTGTGTCGATATCGCCTCTGCAAATCTATTATTCTTTTCCACTTCCTCGTTGATACTCTTATTCAGGGTGTCTATCTCTGCTCTAATCTCATTGATTGTATCAAGAAGACAATCATCAGAACTTCCTGCAAATAGGTTATACAGTCTCTTCAGTTTATTTTCAGCGATTGTCTTCTGCTCTGTTAAAACATCCAATACCCCTTTCTTCTCTTTTTCTCCAGCCTCATGATCAATTTCGGATATCTCGTCTGTCATAGAGAAAATATCATTCAAAACAGCATTCTCTATAAGTTGTGAGTCAATTTTTAGATTATCGCAGCATGTTGACTTCCTTAAATATGCTTTCGATGTCTGCTGTGAGTAACACATGATCTTATGTGTTCCGTTTGTCCATGTTTGGTATCTCATTTTTGCTCCGCAGATACCACATTCAAAAAGACCTGTTAAAAGATGCTTTGTTTTTGCTACAAATTTCTTCGACGATCTTTCTTTCATGATTTTCATTGTTTTATTATATATATCAAGGGATATAATTGGAGCATGTCTACCGGGGTATTCTTCCCCATTATAAACAATAACTCCTGTATTGCTTTTTCTGGTTAAGATCTGATGAACAAGTCGGTCGTACTTTATATTAAATTTCTTCGCAATCATCCCTTCTGAATATCCAGAAAGAAAAAGTTCATACATATGCTTCACCGTATCGGCATCTTTGTTTGGAACTAAATAACCAATGTTTTGATCGTAATCATATCCGAATGGCGTCATTCCTCCGCCAGGCCAATAACCATCCTCAACTCTCTTTCTCATACCGCTTCTTGTTCTCTCGTATATGGTTTCGCGCTCCATTTGTGCAAATGCACTCAAGATAGATATTGCGGTTCTTCCGAAAGATGTCGAAGTATTGAAGCTTTCATTAATAGAGATAAAAGAGACATTGTTCGGAGTGAATACATCCTCAATAAGATATAGCGTGTCTCTTTGAGAACGGCTGAGTCTATCGAGCTTCATGACAATAACATGCGTAATCAATCCATTCTGGATATCTGCTATCATGTCTTTCATTCTCGGTCTGTCAAGATTCGCTCCCGTAAATCCTCCGTCGATATACATTGTTACAGTGTCCGGTTCGCTGAACATAGACTTTACATACGCTTCCAGTCTTTCCTTCTGCACATCAATAGAATATCCGTCTACTTGTGCGTCAGTAGATACTCTGATATACAGTGCAATATTTGTTTTCTCGTTCTCTGCATCATGAGAGACCTTAGCCATTTTCGATCTTCGCGCCATACTTCCTCCTTTATACTTGCCTAAAATGGTCTCGCACAATGCTGTACGAGACCATTATAACACGTTTATATGAACAAATCAAGACTTTCTGTTTGTTTACCAAACTTTTCAATTTCGTATACCGCTGTTTTTATAATCTGCGACACGATCGATAATCTTATTATAAAGAACTACGATATCCTCAGGTATCCTGACTCTTGCAAGATCATCCTTTGTAAGGGTTTTGCCACTCAGATCAAATCTTCGAACTTCCATATATACACCTCCATACTTATTACAATAATTATTACCAATCATATAGAATTTAATCACTTCCCGGTGCTTCCGAAGCCGCCCTCTCCTCTTTCTGTTTCGACAAGGTCATCAACGATGAGGAACTCAGCCTTTTCGTATCTTTCGATAATCATCTGCGCGATTCTTTCATGGTTGGAAATCGTTTGAATGTTTGAAGAATCGTTATGTAATGCCACCATGATTTCACCGCGGTAGTCTGCGTCAATGACACCGGTACAGTTCGCCGGACGCAATCCTTTCTTGGAGGCAAGACCGCTTCTTGCGTAGATACCGCCGTAGCATCCGTGCGGGATTTCAACGCTGATTCCGGTGTGTACAAGCGCCGTACTGCCCGGATGAATCACTACCTCATCTGTGTCAAGGAGTGCGTACAAATCGCATCCTGCGGCTTCTGCGGAGCCGTATGTAGGGATCACAGCATCTTCGTTAAGCTTCTTAATTTTCACAGTCATACCTTATCTCCTTAATCTTTGATTTTGATATAGAGTCCGCAATGACACATACCCTCGTCCATCTCACGGAACTCTTTGCACATACATTTTGTGTCCTCATTCTTTACGATACTGCACGGGCAGTACCCGTTATTCTCTTTCAGTTTCTTTCTGATCTCTTTGGCGTATGCCAAATCCTGATTTTGTATGATTGTCATTTTGCTTCCTTTCAGTTAAACCATCTTACAACAGTATCGCCCGTATAGCCCTTTTCCCATATAAACCATGCATACGCCTGTGCGCTGTCATTGCTTCTCTGTCTTGAGCTAAAATCACCGTTTTTGCAGCAGTTGATTCTGCCGGTTGCTACATAAATTATTTTTGGCGGATACTTATCGAACAATGCCCGTCTGCCTTTTCCTTCCAGAAATTGAATCTTCAGAAACATCGCAACACGGTGTCCGTCTGTTACACACTCGATTGCCCGCTCAACAAACTCCTTTGCGTATTTATACGGAGGGTTTGTTATGATATCACCGTCATATGTATCTTTGCAGTCAAGAAAATCAAGACCGCTCTCACCATACCCTCGATCTACAAGATCGGTTGATCTGACGTTATACCCGCGTTCTTCCAGAACACGGCTTAAATGCCCTGCACCGCAGGCACATTCCCATACATTTTCCGAGAACTGCTCAATATCAAGAAGTAGCTCCATTGCTACAGGGTCGGTTGCGTAATAATCAAACTGTTCTCTTTGGTTTTGAGAGTGGTTGGATGCACCAAGTGTGACAAACGTATTATGTGTTCCTGCTGTCATTTACTGATCACCTCCGCATATTGATGATCCCCATACAGAGGGACTCCAAGAATCTCGTCCATATGCGTCTCGCATCCTGGGATATATCTTCCGTACTTAACAATCATATTTGAGTACATGCTCAATGCGTCCAGTATTCCGTTCATCCCCTGCACCTCTTCCTTTGTGTAGCCTGTATATATGATAATCTCGGCGTCTGTACGCATCCGCACGGCTCTGACAAGCGCAAGCAGATCGTCCGGGCTGTCAAGCGGCTCCAAGCCTGCACACACAATCGCCTTTGAGATATGATTATGAAGATAT